TATTACTAACCGAGTCTAATCTTATAGTTGAACTACCATCTATTGTAAAAGCACCATCAACATCAAGTTCTGGTGCAGCTTCTAAATTAAATATAAATTCAGCCGTGCCAGAGCCATCAGTGAGTGAAATATCTTTACCAGCGGCATCTAAAATAATATCAGCGGCTACATCTATAGTTAAATTAGCATCGTTAGAAATAGTATCGGCAGTTATTATTAATCCATCAATAGTAAAGTCTGTAGTAGCATCTATTGTTGTCCCTTTTATAGTACTATGGGAAGCAGCTCCAATAGCAGTCCCATCAATAGCCCCTGAATCAATATCAACATTAGTCATTTCGTGATTATTAAAATCTAATTCAACTGTCCCATCTCCGCCAAATGTAAGCTTTCCGGCAGCATGTGTAAGAGTTACATCCCCAGAGTTCCAATTAACTATAGAACCAGAAGAAGTAAGAAATAAATCATCTCCTACAGATACATCTCCTGCTATAATAACATTATGATTGGCATCAATAGAAAATGAATTATTTGCAAGAGTAGCATCAAAAGCAGCGTCTGTATTAATAACAAATGCATCACTTGAGTCGTCTATACCCATTATAGTCTTTAATGTAGAATGACCCCAAGTAATACTTCTATCAGTACCATCAGAATCAGCTCCAATAGTCATAACACTTGTCATAGCCCTTGTGCCATCAATAAGGAGATATTGAGTATGGTCATCTGAAGATAAAGAAGTTAAATCATTGTGACTAGTAACTCCGCTCGATGAAGAGCCACCTCCACCTCCACCACCAGCAATCCTTATGGGAGGCATTTCTCCCGATGATGAAATAGCTGTCCATGAATTGTTCTCTTTTAAATATTGTACAGTTCCAGAACCTTCAACTTTTCTGTATGAAATATCCCCATTAAATCCATCATCATCATTTGGCTTACCAGAACCAAAAGTGGGTTGTTGAGACTTCTGATGAAGTAATTTGCGTTCTTCTCTAGTTAATGACATTATCTAATACTCTTCATTCTATAAATAATACTAATATCATTAATTTCAAAATCTGAAGCAATACCAGCTGAACCATCACCACTTACTTTCAATCTAAAACTAGATTTATTATTAATAGAAGCACTGGGTTTTAATTCCGCTTTTAGCCAATCAGTAGTCCCCGCATTAAATGCTATGCATTTAGCAGCACTACCACTTCCCGTACTTGAACCATCAGTCCCACTTGTAATACTATTAAAGGTTAAAGCAGGTGCAAGCCCATCTACTCCATAATGAACCTGAACATTGGCAGCGTTTCCTTTAAATGATAAATATACTTTATATATTTTTTTTCTTACTCCCGGCTCTCCAAAATCAATATCTTTTGTTTCATATACAAAAGTACCACTTGCCGCAGAATCTGGATTCCATTTTTTAATAACAGAGTCAGTATTAGTCAAATATATTAAGTCTTCATCTTTTAATGCAAAATTAGTCATATTTGTATTAACAACTATACTACCAATCCCCTTTTGCCAAGCTCTTAAAACAAAATCATATATAAAAACATCTTTATTATAACTTTTAATCAATAATTGTCTTTTCTTTGGTATATATCCAATATGAGCTTCACTCATGTCGGTATCACTCGCAGTGATAAACGATTCCCAATCAGATTCGCTTATTAATCTCATTCCATCTTTCTCTAAAAGATTAGTTACTTGTTTCCCATCGTAGAAATAAACACCAAACGAATTAAACCATGCAATGCCAAAATCTGTTTTTACAACATGGTAATCAAAAGAGCATCCCTTGTTTCTAAAAGTGTCTTCTAAGAAATCTATATTTTCAGATACATTTATTACATACAAGCTATTTTGTTTAAATTGCAAAATTCTATCTGCAAAAGTCTCAAGTTTTATAATGCTTTCACCATCATTAATTGCAACATCAATCGAATTAACATTTTCAGGGAATACATCAAATTTATTTACTAAACTTTTTATAATCCTATCTGGATATTGCCTTGCATTAGGTCTTTCAATATTCCCTATATAAGCTCTTCTTCCATGAACAACAGATGTCTTATACCTTGCATTTATATATTTTGTTTCATTGCTAAATCCATTGATAGCTTTGAATGTATCTACATTATTTGCAGAATCTGGGAGAATTGATTTTACTATAGATGTATTATTTAAAACAGGTACTACTGTATTAGATGTATTTTCTAAATCATAAGCAAATGTGTCTGATTCTGGAAACCATTTAAATCCTTTTTCTTTGAAATCTACTTCCCCAATTAAAAAATGATTATCATTTGATTGTAATTTATAATAAAGCCTTGTCCCAATAACCCTTTTATTTAAAGCGTATTTTTGAAAAGTCACTCCTATATTATAAACACTATCAGAAGCTGGATTTGTATCCCAATTTTGACTTATAGCAGCAACTTTACTTGAGCCAGTATAATCTGAAATTACTCGATATTGACCTAACCCAGTCCCAGAAGCAATATAAACAACATAACCATTATATGTATCGTTAGAACCAGATGCCCCAGAGGCCAATGTTATTGTAGCGGCTCCACCGGCTTGAGCAGTCCCAGTAACTAAAGTATCATCAGAACCTGTTATATCTATCACAGAGCCACCTTTAGTAGTAGCAAGTTGAAAAGTATTAGTAGTAGATGTAACAACATAATAAAGAGTATTATTAGCTATTCCTCCAGTTACGTTCACTAGACCTTCAAGTTTTACAGTATCTCCATTAATCAACCCGTGGCTAGATTTAGTTACAGTATTTGCAGCCACCTCAACTCCTGCCCCAGTAGTGAATTGCCTTGCAGAAAATGGATTAATATAAATATCAAAATTAAATAATAAAGGAGTCCCTACGATATTTAAATTTGGGTTAGTATAGGCGCTTCCTTCTCCTCTAAATTGTTTTAATAAAGATTCTTGCTTTGCATCATCGTATAAAAAACTATGCCAAAAACTATAATAACCAGCAGGGAATGCAGTTAATAAATCTGTTTTCGCAATAACTGGCCCACTAAAATAATAATCTGGAGAATCATTCCCAGTATGCCCATCTTTTTGGTAAACATGAATTTGCCATTGAGTAAACGTATCTCCAAAAGAGGCAGTTTGAGAATAAACATGTGAAGTAGAGCATGAAAATATATTCCATTGTTGGCCTCCAACCATTTCTTCTGATGGGAATTTATATTTAATAAAATTTGAACTAATATAAAAATCTACAAGAACATGAGAAATTTTTGCAAATTCAACGTCAGTAAACCATAACCCAAAAACAAATGCATTAGATTCATCAATAATAAAATCATCTCCATCTGTATCATTAAATCTATTAAATCCTGTTTCTGTTGCCCCAGTAACGAGTGTATTTCTATTTTCAAATAAAAAAATAGGATTAGCAGTAGTGTCGGCAGCAGTGCAATTAAATTTGGTATTCCAATTAGCTGGGTCTGTTTCAAGAGCAGTGTTATATTGGATTCCAGTTCTTAAATTAACAGCAGCAACGTCTAATAATTCTATCTCAGCTCCTTGGTTACTACCGTTTACATATGTACCAATAAGTTCAGAATCAGCAGAATTTAATCCTCTACTACTACCAGTCGCTACATCTGAACCTGCAGCTGGGGTAGATATTAAAGAATTACCAGAAGTAGGGGTTTCTATATATTGTGTTGAATCATACCAACCAATAGTCCCTGAATCGGAATTTATAGAATTAAATCTATCATCTTCTACATATCCAAAAAATCTACCATTTACTCCTAGTCCTATGTCCCCAACTCTTAAAGCTCCATCCGCAGAATAATAGTTAGGAGTAATTGCACTTGGAAAATTTATTAAATCACCAACAAAAGTATCGTCACTATCTACTCCGTCTATATTGCTATCGGCACCATTATAATTAAATATAATTGATTCAGTAGAGAGAGACCCGTCTAGCTTCCTATCTGATTCCATAACAAATAATCCTCTATTTGCTACTATTGTTATATTGTGGTCTAAATCAGTGACTGAATCAACAGCCGTTCCTAATAAAGTTATTTTCCCAACTTTGTCTATATTAACATCTGCTAATGAAGGGGATTCTATATCTTGTATATCTCTTGGGTCAGAATTGGAGTTAATGCCTCCATGAAACCCTTGAATTTTGTAGGTTTTCTTAGGCATTATTCACGAAGTTCAACATGAACTAAATCATCAAATTTATTATCAGCTATCTCTCCATCAGAGTCCCAGTCCCCACCCCATCGAATTTTAAGACCAAGTTGGTGGCCTATTCCCCTAAGCATTCCTCCCATATAATGAAAACGTTCTCTATCGTTCCAATCTATTGGGTAAGGAGCAAGGTCAACAGCTTTTCCCTCCATATGCTTTGAGTATTTAACTTTAGTTGCGCCTTTTTTAAGTAGCTCAGCTTGTCTTTCTTCAGACCTTAATCCCTCTATAATTGTAACGTCCATAATTTTAATTAATTCATTTAAGACATTAACAAGCTTGACGTTGACCCCTTTAAGGCGTTGCTTACTTTTTCTTCCGTATCTTGGCATTATTACTTCTTTTTTTTCTTAGCTTTTCTCATAGCTTTTTTCTTCTTTTTAGAAGGTCTACCTACTGATTTTCCATAAGTTCCTTTTCCGTATGCCATTACTTACTCCTTTTTTTCTTTTTTTTCCAACCTTTTTTCATTGCATCGTAGTTCTTTTTAGAGATTGTTGATTTCTTTTTACTTCTACTAGTACCAGATTTTTTACGTTTATTAATGTTTTTAACTAAGCTCATTTAAAACTTCTTTAGAACTTTTTTAAGTTCAGCAACAATTTTATCATCTTCTTTAGATGGAGTTAACTTAACTATGATACCTACTACTTTTAGTATAAAAGCTTTAGCACCCATTTTTTTAACTTGTCGTTTGACATAACTTGATAACATACTCATTATTTAGATTCCTTTGGCATTATTTTTTTTTCCAACTTTTTTTAGCATTAACTTTAGATTTTTCACTTAACTCTCCAAAGTGATATAGTTTTTTAGATGATTTAGCATGAGTTTTACCGCTATGCAAATCACCATTTTCCATTTTGTGAATACCACCTTTCCAAGTTTTTCCTTCTTTTGTATAATGCTTTACGCCTTTCATTATTATTTTTTCTTTTTTAACATTTTTGTTAGACCTTGAAATACAACATCTACAAGAATATCGTCTTTATCTGATGGAGACAGTTTAACTATTTTTTCTAAACAGAAAAAAATTACAAGAACTGTTTCCCAATTTGCACTTAGCCATTCCATTGCATACTCCATGTTATAATTGTTGTTAAAATAGCCATTGCTCCAAGCATATAATTACGCCAGTTTTCCAATGACCTTGTTCTCCCGTTAGCAATACTTAATTGATTTTTAATATCAGGAAGCTCTCTATTTAAAATAGTCTCTATCCTAGCTAATCTTTCTTTAACATCACTTCTATAAATATCAACTGGTTCATAATCCATTATTTACCATTCCCATTCATTCGACTCATTATACCATCCATCCTAGATAATTGTTTTTCTAAATCTGACATAGCTTCTATTTGAGCTTCATATCTTCTATCTCTAACGGAGTCTGATTGATTCCATCTTGAGATTAATTTCAAAATCATCCCTTCCATATTTTCAATAGTTTCACTTTGCCCTCTATTTTCTATTTCAAGATTCCTAAGTGATTCTTGCTGTGACTCTGATTTTTTTGACATTGAGATGACAAGGTAAACAAACATAACCCCAACTACTCCAATCATTCCAGCTTCACCATATATAGCCATGAAATCCATTATTTCTTTTTCCTTTTACCCCAACTCAATGGATTTAAATTTAATTCTTTTTCGTAAAACTTTACTTTTTCTGCCAACTCTTCTCTCTCAACCCTTTCTTCCACGATGTGTTTACCAAGCAAATCCCCAATGTTCTCATCTGCAATAATAATTTGGTTCTCAAGGTCTCGTATTCTTGTTTCGATTTGCCAATAACCATAGACCAACGCTCCAACCAATGCACAGATTTGTAATGCCCATTTAAAGTTAATAGTGATAGCCATGGAATCTCCAATGACTTCTCCTTTGTAACTTCTTGCTCCTTGATTTTCACTCATTTTATCCTTACTAATTCCCATTCACTGTGCCTATAACACCAATTATCTCCATGATTAATTTTATCACTATACCAATGACTAACTGAATCGCTTGATACAATTTCTATAAACACTGTATTGGTAGTAGTGTCCTGTGGAGTAAGTTCATAATTAGCAACGCTCCAACCTGAAGAACAACTACTTACAATAAGTGTAAGAAATAGGAATATTGTAACTCGTGCTAACAACTTCAAAATCTCCATTAGATAGTTTTTTAATTGTGAAATCCACTACTTAGAGCCGAAGACTTTAGAGAAAAAACCTTTTTTCTTCTTGCTTCCTTTCTTAATAATCTTTTTACCTTTCTTTTTCTTCTTCTTAACTTCTTCACTACAAGCTAACTGTTCAAAATCTTTTGGATAATCTGGAGTTGCACTAGCGAAAGAAAAAGCCATTATTACTGCCATTAGTTTTTTAATCATGTTTATACCTTTAAGTGTTTAGATACTTCTGTATCGACACCCATTTGTGGAACTATCTTTGATAATAATTCCGATTTAGTTTCATCATTACCATAAACGATTCCCCGTTTATCATAAAAATCTTTTATTTCTGCTTTAGTATTACTATCTGTTGGGTAATCTGATTGCAAAGTAGCAACACCATTTATTACATGATGTTTGCCTATTATTAATCTACCATGACCATTACCATGTTTCTTTGCACACTCATCAACGTAGTACTCTTCAGCAGTTTTAAAGCTATTTGTTTTCTTAGCTACTTTGCCATCTACGTCTACAAAGTATGTATATGCAGAAGGATAAGCCAAGGTTTCCGTTGTTCCATCAGCATATGTCTTTACTCGGGTTACACCCGGTGTTGTATTTTTATGGACTCTTACTCGATGACCTTGGCTACACCTTCTTACAATCATTCTACTATTTCACCCTCTAATGTTTCTACTTCAGGCTCTAAAGCCTTCTTGAGTTCCATTACTCCTTTTTGATGTTTTTCTACAAACACCTTTTCGCACTCTACTAATTGCTGTCTCATAAAAGAATTTGTAGCAAGCTTGTTTTGTACGTCATTAACGTGATTTTGGTACATAGCGACTTCTCCTGCTAGTTCCCTTTGTGCATCAGTCATATCTTCGATTACATATTCTTTATTATCGAGATTCAAGACTGGCTTTTCTTTTTTGTTTTTAGCCATTATTGACTCCTTGTTTGTTAGTTAATTATTTCTTTTCTAATTCTTTTACTCTTGCAGTTAGTTCTTGTATCGCTTTTACTAGCGGAGTAATTAACTCTGTTTCTCCAAGCTCTTGCATAGTATCAGTATTTTCTTTCCATACAGGAAATTTAGAATGTCCAGATTTATCCATAGATGCTTTTACTTCTTGAGCGATAAAACCATAATTGACTCTATCTGGACTTTTTCGTTCTGTTTTTCTTTCGTTGTAAGAATCAAACTTTTTTGGATATTCGCTTGGTGCTTTCTTAAGAAAAGTAACTGGTCTTAAATCATTAATAAAATCAAGACCTAAGTCACAATCTTTTATATCTTTTTTAATTCTTTTATCTGAAGAATGTGTCCAAGTGGCATTTTCACCAAAATCGTTTGTGATAGTATCTGAATCAACTCCAATTTTAATTGTCTCCGTTCCAGCACTAACTACTGCATCTGTTCCAGCATTTATTACTATTTGGTCATTTACAGCAACGCCAGAAGAAGTAGAGCCTACTCCAATCATAATATTACCAGTTCCAGTTGTGGTTACAGCACAACTTTGATAACCAATTCCAATATTATACCCTCCTTCCGTGATAGCCAGCCCTGACTGAAATCCGCTACAAACATTACCATTAGCAGTCGTAATCGCTGCCAAAGCACTTGAACCTACTCCGACATTGCTTGCTTCTGCTCCAGCCGTACCTTTACCAGCAAAATGACCTACATAGGTGTTATCTGCTCCTGCGGTGTACTCACCAGCCGACTGACCAACAGCAGTATTTTTATCAGCACCAGAATTTTGATTTAAAGCATCAACTCCAACTGCTGTATTCCAGTCTCCTGTAGCATTTGTAAATTGAGCCTTATATCCAACAGCAGTATTATTTAAACCAGACGTTAATCCCCCCAATGACAAAGCCCCTACTCCTGTATTGTATCCAGCAGTAGCCGTCATTGTTGCATCCGATACCTGATGCCCAATAAACGTATTAAATGCAGAACTTTCATGAATACTCGCACCAGCAGAATAACCAAATATTGTATTGTTTGCCGCACCTCCATTATTACTTAGCGAGATTCGGGAGTTGGCATCGAGACGAAAATGCTCACCAGTACCACCAACTCTAAATGAAAAATAATCACCATTATTGTTATACATCATAATTCCAGCATCACTATCGGCTGTATCACCAAAAATGATTTGTGCTTGACCAGTTGCTCCAGTTGTAATAGCAAAGGTAGCTCCGTCACCAGTTGCACTTGAATTACTTAATATCATTCCTATTTCTGAGCTTACATAAGCGGGAACAGCAGATGGAGTATCCATTGCGATATTTAATAATGATGCTGGCGAAGTAGCTCCAATTCCTACTTTGCCGTCTTTAGTGAGAGTCATAACTGTATTGGTGGCACTACTGCTTGATGTAAAGATACTCATGTCAGAAGGAACTTTAACTCCAGCAGAACCATTTTGAATTACTTGTATGCCAGCACCTGTGTCGAAATTGCTTCCGTTATCTACTCCTTTAAAATTAATCGTACCTAAAACAGTATCATCATCTGTTTCAACTGTATTACTTGCATGGTTGCTGTGTCGAATATTTAATGATGCACCATGCCCCTCAGTTGTGCTGAAAGTATCAAGATTGACTTCGTGGCTTGCACTTGCTTTAGATGTATTTAAAAGACCGTCGGGAGCCGCAGTTCCAATTCCTACGCTACCAGAAGAACCCTGAACAAGTAAAGCATTTGCGTTACCCGATGCCTCAACTCTGAAATCAACATCTGCACCATCTTCATTTATAACTACTTGGTCTTGACTTCCATCTTCCAACATTCTTAGCATCGCTACATTACCAGCAATAAATGCAATAACATCATCTCCCATATACATTTGAGTATCAGTATCTCCGAGATGTATTATTCCATTTGCGGTAAGGACGTTGCCATCATCATCAATCCTCATGCGTTCTGTCGGTGAACCAGCATCATCAAGGTCGGATGTCATAAATAATATTCTGCCCGGTACTGAATCTCCATCTGGAGCTGCATCACCTTGAAATCTTATAATTGATGAGGCTTTTAAATCATTATCGGTATCGTAACCTTGTCCGACTATTTGTCCAAGTGTCTCTCCAGCCGCCGTTGCCGCCGCTGTACCAATCGCAGCATTTGCTGATTTCCTTAAATTTAATGTAGCCATATGAGCATCTGTTGTACTGTAACAACTTAATGTCGCATTTTCATCACCCGCAGACTGTGCAACCTCGAGAAAATTTGAAGGTGCAGCAGTTCCAATTCCAACTTTTCCATTGACAAAGTTAAATGTCCCAGCTCCAGTAGTTGTAAAATCTATATTTCCACCAGATACGGCATTTATTATATCCATATCAGAGTCTGCACCAGAACCAAACCCAACCTGACCCATCTGAGTA